AGTTTCACAGGTTCATCCATTGTGGTGGACTCGTGGAACAACATCGGGAAGTACTCGGATCGAGAACACGCGGTATTCTTTTTTGATGAACAGCGTGCTTCCGGCAGTGGGCGCTGGGTCAAGGAGTTCCTCAAGATTGTCAAGAAGAACACCTGGCTTCTGCTCTCGGCCACCCCTGGAGATGTCTGGATGGACTACCTCCCGGTATTCATGGCCCATGGATTCTTCAAAACTCGTACGGAGTTCATGGAGGATCACGTCATATTTGACCGCTTCGCAAAATACCCCAAGGTCAAACGATACATAGGGGAGGCGAAGCTGCAGCGACTTCGTCGGAGTATTCTTGTGGAGATGCCGGTGGAGCGACACACTACTCGTGAGAGGGAGACTGTCTACTGTGACTACGACCGTGACTTGTATAAGTGGGTCGTGAAGAACAGGATGGATCCCTGGACAGAGGAACCCCTTAGAGACGCAGGTGGGGTCTGCAGAATCTTGAGAAAGGTAGTCAGTGACAATGACTGGCGTTCAGAGCAAGCCAAGCGCATACTCTCAAGCAATGAGAGGGTTATCGTATTCTACAATTACAACTATGAGCTCGATCGAATCCTTGCAGTTGCAGAGAGCCTTGGACTGCCTACGGCGCAATGGAATGGACATCGGCACGATGCTATACCAGCAGAACCTCGATGGATCTATATCTGTCAGTACACCTCGGCAGCAGAGGGATGGAACTGTACTAGTACCGATACGGTTCTCTTCTGGTCCCTCAACTATTCCTGGCGAGTGACGGAGCAGTGCGAGGGTCGGATCGACCGATTGAACACACCGTATTCTCGGTTGAAGTACTACTTTCTTGAGTCGCATTCGTCGATCGACAAGGCTGTTCGGCGGTCTCTGAGCTCGAAGAAGGTGTTCAACGAGAGGGCATTCGTCGGTTAGAATACGTGTGACGACTGGGCCACTGGCCCACTTTTTTGGACTTTGGCCCACTTTTATGTGTTACAGATGTGACTAATGTGACTCAAAAAGGGGGGTGGGCCAAAAAAGTGGGCCAGGGCGTCACACGTATTGTTGGACTTTTCCTTGGAATTGCAACGAAAAGTCGGGGTGGGCCATTTTTTGTGAAATATATTAATTGATTGATTGATTGATTTTTTTTATTATATATGAAAATAGGGTTTTGGGCCAACTTTTTGTCCCACCCCTTCTTGAGGTCGTTTGGTGGTGTTTGATAATGTTTATCGATCGGATTTTCACATTAGTAACATCTGTAACAAAACCCCACCCATTCCAAGAATACCCCTCTACAATACGTGTGACACCCCTTGTCGCAATCTACGCATATAATGATAAGAAGGATAGAAACAAGCCTATCCCTTCTTATAGGCTTACCCAGAGGAGCACACCATGCGTGAGTCACAATTCCAAGCACAGCTCATCAAGAAGCTGAATAAGATGCTGCCCGGGATCATCATTCTGAAAAATGATCCCAACTACATTCAAGGTATCCCCGACCTGATTCTTCTATACAAGAATCGTTGGGCAGCCCTTGAGGTAAAGCGAGGCGCCATTGCCTCAGTCCGTCCGAATCAAGCACACTATGTTCGGACCATGCATGCGATGTCGTATGCCGCATTCATCTACCCTGAGAACGAGAGCGAGATCCTCAGTGAAGTTCAACAATCACTCACAGCTTAATGGAGCCCACGCATTCCTTTCCGCCAGTAAGTATCACTGGCTCAACTACTCTCCCGACAAACTGATCGAGACTTTCCGAACCGCCCAGGCTGCCGCAAAGGGCACCCGTCTTCACGAGCTCGCCGCTGAGCACATTCGTCTGAAGATGCGTATGCCTCGAAACAAGGTGACATTCAACAACTATGTTAACGATGCTATTGGGTTTCGGATGGAGCCAGAGCAAGTCCTGTTTTACTCGATCAACTGCTTTGGCACTGCTGACGCTATCTCCTTTGACAAGGGCCTGCTTCGCATCCACGATCTGAAGACCGGCGTTCACCCGGCTAAGGTTGATCAACTCATGATCTACGCCGCGCTCTTCTGCCTCGAGTATGATGAGCGTCCTGGAGCCATTAACTATGAGCTCCGTATCTACCAGAATGATGATATTCAGGTAGCAAACCCTGAGGGTGAGGATATTGCCCGAATCATGGACACCATCATCCAGTTTGATAAGCTGATCGAGAAGATCAAGGAAGAGGAGGCCTAATGGATCTCGCCCACTATGGTGTTAAGCGCCGTTCCGGGCGCTATCCTTGGGGTTCTGGTCAGGACCCGCACCAGCACTCTGGTGACCTGCTTTCCACCATCAAGGACCTCAAGGCGAAGGGTCTTTCCGAGACTGAGATCGCCAAGGGCCTTGGAATGACCACCACCCAGCTTCGAGCCCAGAAGTCCATTGCTAAGAACGAGAAGCGTAAGGCTGACGTTGCAATGGTGGCCCGGCTCAAGGAGAAGGGGATGTCTAACACGGCCATTGGTCGCCGTATGGGCATCAACGAGTCCTCCGTTCGAGCGCTTTTAGACCCCACCCTCAAAGAAAGGGCGGGGAGTACTGAAGCTCTGGCCAAGGAACTCAAGAAGCAGGTCGGTAAGGACGGTCTACTTGACGTCGGACTCGGCGTTGAGGTCAACATGGGTGTTACGAGCACCAAGATGAAGACCGCAACCGCCATGCTCGAGGCTGAGGGCTATCACGTCCACAAGGTGAAGGTCCAGCAGCAGACGACTGGCAAATTCACCGAAATGAAGGTCCTGGTGCCTCCGGGCATGGACTACAAGACGGTTCTGGCCAAGCGGGGCGAAATTAAAGCCCCCGGTGTCAATATTGAGGACCGGGGTCGTACCGTGTACGGTATCGAGAAGCCCACTGCAGTTTCCAGCAAGCGACTGAAGGTTCGCTATGGAAACGAGGGTGGTACCGATATGGACGGCGTTATTGAGGTTCGACGAGGAGTCAAAGACCTCTCCCTCGGTGGCTCAAACTATGCCCAGGTTCGTATCTCTGTCGATGGTACGCACTATCTCAAGGGTATGGCGATGTACTCGGATGACATTCCTAAGGGATATGATCTCCGGTTCAACACCAACAAGAACCCCACCGGCAATAAGCTTGACGCCCTCAAGAAGCAGACTGGTGACCCTTCGAACCCGTTCGGTTCGGTGATTCGCAAGCAGCTTCACTACACCGATGCCCACGGCAAGAAGAAGCTGTCGGCGATGAACATCGTCAACGATGAGGGTACTTGGGGTGATTGGTCGAAGACCTTGAGTTCCCAGTTCCTCTCGAAGCAGCCTGTCTCTCTTGCCAAGCAGCAGCTGCAGAAGGTTCGGGACAAGCGACGTGCCGAGTTCGAAGAGATCATGGCTCTGACAAATCCCTCCGTTAAGAAGAAGCTGCTTCAGTCTTTTGCAGACTCAGTGGATTCTGACGCTGTGGATCTGAAGGCCGCCGCTCTTCCTCGACAGGCCAGCCAGGTCATCCTTCCCGTCCCCAAGATGAAGACCACTGAGGTTTACGCCCCCAACTTCAAACATGGGGAGAAGGTTGTTCTTGTTCGTCACCCTCATGGTGGACGATTCGAGATCCCAGAACTGACAGTCAACAATAAAAACCCCCATGCCAGAAAAGCCATAGGGACTAAGGTGAAGGATGCCATTGGTATCCACCCCAAGGTCGCTGAGCGTTTGTCTGGTGCGGACTTTGATGGTGACTCAGTTCTCTGCATTCCAAACAATAGCGGAAAGGTCAAGACCTCACCAGCTCTTAAGGGACTGAAGGACTTCGACCCCAAGGCTATGTATCCGGCATACCCTGGTATGAAGCCCATGACTTCTAAGCAGAAGCAGATGAAGATGGGTGAGGTTTCAAACCTCATTACTGATATGACTATCGGTGGTGCAAACCAGGCTGAGATTGCCCGTGCTGTTCGACACTCCATGGTTGTGATTGATGCTGAAAAGCACAAGCTCAACTACAAGCAGTCCGAGATTGATAATGGTATCGCCGCCCTCAAGAAGAAATACCAGGGTAAGGCAAACGCCGGGGCTTCTACTCTGATCAGTCGTGCTTCTTCCGAGAAGCGTGTTGCTGAAAGAAAAGCCAGGTCCGCTTCAAAGGGTGGGCCTATCGATAAGCGGACAGGACGCAAGGTCTATGAAGAGACTGGGGCTACTTATGTAGACAAGCATGGTAAGACTGTGCTTCGTACTGAAAAGTCTACTAAGTTGGCCGAGACCCATGATGCATACTCCCTTGTTTCTAAGAACGGGAGTGCTATCGAAACGGTCTATGCCAATCACTCCAACGAACTGAAGGCTATGGCTAACGAAGCCCGTAAGGCTACGCTTGCTATCCCATCTGTTCGAAAGAACCCCCAGGCCTCCAAGACATATGCCCCTGAAGTTAAGTCCCTCAAGGCCAAAGTTAATGAGGCCCTCCGGAATAAACCCAGGGAAAGACAGGCACAGGTCCTGGCAGATGCGGTCATTAGGGCTAAGAAGCAGGCTGATCCTACTCTTGCCAATGATAAAGAGCGCCTCCAGAAAGCCCGGCGCCAGGCTTTAGCCGAGGCCCGTTCAAGAACGGGGGCTGGTAAGAAGCCTTTCGCTATCACTCCTCGAGAGTGGCAGGCTATCCAGGAAGGTGCTGTCTCACAGGCTGCTCTCAACAAGGTTCTTGAACTTGCTGATGAATCAGTAGTTAGGGAACTGGCTACACCTAGGTCGCAACCTAAGGTATCGTCCAGCATGGTGTCTAGGGCTAAGGCTATGAGTAGCAGAGGTAAGACTGCTGCTGAGATTGCTGAAGCTTTGGGAATCTCAACAACTTCTGTACACCGTGCTCTAGAGGAGGGCTGACCACACCATGGTACACACCCTCTCACAGGGCCTCTCTGAGGAGGTCTACTATGGCTAGGATGCTGTCCACTGTGGACAATCCTTACGATCCAAGAACTTCATGGGACGAATGGTTTGCTTTTGACACTGCCCACGGCTACGGTACCTGTGGCCTCCTGGCCAGGCTGTGCACATCAAGCGATTCGTTAAGTGAAGAACTTGAAATCGAAGAAATTGAAAATGC